CAATAGGGGGAACTCTGCAACCAATAGAAATTGGTCCTGGTGTAAATCCAGATGGAACGTTAACTAGTATACTAATAAATCAATCTTATAATCCACAAAATGATAAATTAATAATGGTGGCTATGGGTATACTTCTAGACGGGTCTTACAGAGAAAATATTCAACCAGCTGGAGTATTCGATTACATAGAAAAATACACTAGAACAACTGGCAGTGCTCCACCGGGGCTTTACTGTTACAATTTTTCTGTGCATTCAAATAACTCAGATTTGCAACCATCAGGTGCTATAAATATGAGTAGATTTAATCAAATCGAATTAGAATTCACAACAATTATACCGCCTTTAGACCCATTGGCGCAAAGTTTAACTATTTGTGATCCAGAGACTGGTTCTATAATTGGAGTTAATAAGCCTACATGGCGAATTTATGATTATAATTTCGATTTACATTTGTTTGAGGAGAGAATAAACGTGGTGAACTTCATCGGAGGAAATGTTGGATTGATGTATGCTACATAAATCATAAATATCTTGTTAGTATTATTATGAAGATAATGTAGAATTTGATGCTGGCGGAGTTGTCTGATAAAATTGTCCTGTTGCTGATACTGTCATTGGATATTTTGCCTCATAAAAAGGCATTTTACTCTTTGACGCTAATGGTATCGCATTTGAAATACCCTCGCTATATTCATCTGCTGATTCTCTAGTTTTATTATAGAGTTTTAAACCTTCGTTAAATGATTTGGTCCATAAGTCTAATCCTTGATATGGAACTTTTAGTTCAGCATCTTTTGCACCTGGATATAATTCTGCAAAATCCGCATTATGATTATTATATCCTGTTGTCAATGGACTATATTGTAATCCCTGTTGTCCTAATTTTCCACCTGCATCATAAGGCGGAACAGCCTCAGTTATACACGAATCTTCTTGTTTAGGACCAGGATTGCAACCTTGACAATCTATATCGGATGTGCATTGTTCTCTAGTTATTGCGCATTGTGCTTGAGGTCCGCAAAAATTCTTACAACTAATGGGGTCATTTATTGGTAAATTAACAGTGTGACTATATAATGGTGAATTAACATCATTATAATTTATCACGGCATCTTTTGGATATGGTATAACCTTTTCGGAGTATCTCTCAAATTCGGTTAAAGCATTTGTATTTATACCATTGGTTGAAGAATTGTTACCGTTGGTTGAAGAATTGTTACCGTTAGTTAAAGCTTCTTTCAAAGAAATTTTATTTAATATCAAACTGCTACCATATTTTATTACTAACCAAAATAGAAATAAACTAACAACAGTATATAATATTGTATATTTATAATTTAACATTATATATATACAATTAATATTATATTTTAATTGTTTTATTTATAAGAATTTAATATATATTTATTATAACTAATGTCTACAACAGAAGATACAAGTACAATTGATGAAAAAAAAACCGAAGATACTGATGTTACGCCGGATTTCAAAGGATTTATAACTAATTATATATCTAGTATAGTATTTACTATAGGAATAGCTATTTTTTTTATTGGTGGTCTTGGATTATACACCACAAAAGTAGCTCAATCTAATATTCTTCCGGATAATATAGAATTAGCACCATATACCGTTTTTGATAGAGTGGTTAAAGAAATGCCTATCGATATGAACATTATGAGACCGACTTTTTGGTCCGAAAGCAAAGACACAGTTTCTCAAAAAGCTATATTCAATTCAGTAGAATATTTAGACAGTTTTAGTGACGGGTTTTTATGTTCTTTAAAAAAGAATGCGAACCCAACTACAGGTTTATTAGCTAATGCGCCTTTATTTTTTTCGCGTGTTTATGACAACTTAATTGCGAAAAACTTTCTGGCTATTAACAGTGTTTTCTTTTATTTGAGTTTTCTTCCTGAAACAGTGATTATGTTTTTGTATGGAATATTCGGAATATTTATTTGGATGGGGTTATATTTCTTTAATCTATGCATAAGCATTTTTTATCATTTTATAAACATACCTGAATTATTTAGAAACGCTGATGAAACCGATAAATCAAAATGGGAATCCGCAGAACAAATATCATTTGTAAGATTTGTTAAATTGGTGTTGTTTTTCTTCTTATGGATTCCAATAGGATTATGTTCTACCTTTATTATGCCTATAGTTTTTACTGCATATGGGCTAATTTCTCCGTTATTGGCAACTTATAAAATTCCAAAAACTAACAAAACGTATGGGGTGTTAGACTTTATAAAGGATACATTTGCTTATAAGAAGTTTTTCTTTTTTATTCTAGCTACACTAAGCTTAATATCGAATGGTTTAAAATATTTAGGAAATAATTCCATAATAGGGATTATAGTGGCTATTGGGTTTGCTTATTTTATGGGGTTGTATAATAACGAAATGCCTGAAACGGGTAGTGATGGGTTCACTAGTAAAATCCGACAAAATATGAAGCAAGCGCCAGTTGTTCCGATAGATGAATCAAATCCGAAATTAGTAGAAATATGTAAACCGGTCCCTGTAATAGATGAAGAGTTGGATGAAAAACTTAGTAAAGGAACTATTAGACAAACTACGAAGGAAAAAAATAAAGGAGGTATGTCTGAACTAAATGATGAACTAAATGATTATGATAATGTAGACCAACCATTAGATAAATCTGTAGAACAACCTGTAGCACAACCTGTAGCACAACCTGTAGAACAACCTGTAGCACAACCTATAGATAAATCTGTAGAACAAAAACTACAAAATAGACTAATATACTTAAAGGATGAATTAGAAAATGCAGGCCAGGATATACAAGAAGGTTTAGAAACAGATAACTATAATGTAATGAAGAGAGAGGTTGATGAAATCGAGAGACAACTAAATGACTTATCACAACCGCAACAAACAGGAGGTAAAAAAAGACGAGGACACCATACAACAAAGAAATATAATATAAGATTGGTTTAATAAATGATTTAAATATAAATTATAATTTAAATTTAAATATGGGAAAACATAAAAAAAATAAAACGAATAAAACTGAAAAAAACGAACAATATCCATTTGTTAGTTTGTGCACCCCTACATTTAATCGCAGACCATTTATCCCTTATATGATTAAATGCTTTGAACATCAGACATATCCAAAAGATAGAATTGAGTGGATTATTGTTGATGATGGAACAGACCCAATTGGAGACCTTGTTACCCATATTCCACAAGTTAAATACTTTTATTGTGAAGAAAAACTGCTTCTAGGAAAGAAACGTAACTTGATGCATACCAAATGTTCAGGAGACATAATAATTTATATGGATGATGATGATTATTATCCAGTTGAGAGAATTTCACACGCAGTCGAAACATTACAAAAAAACCCATCATATCTTATTGCTGGTTCATCGGAGATGCACATATATTTTGATTCCAGAAATGCTGTTTTTCAGTGTGGTCCTTATAAACAATACCATTCCACGGCGGCGACATTTGCATTTAGAAAGGAATTATTATTGCAAACAAAGTATAATGATGAAAACGCTCTTGCGGAAGAAAATACATTTACAAAGGGTTATAGTATTCCACTTATTCAATTAGATACTTTGAAATCGATATTGGTTTTTTCGCATAAACATAATTCATTAAATAAGGAAAAGTTGCTAGAAAATCCACAACTGACTAGAACGGTTCCTTCACGATTTAAAGTTGATGATTTTATTAAGGACCCCGTTTTAAAACAGTTTTATATGTATGATATGAATAATGTTTTAGAAGGGTATGAACCAGGTAGACCAGAAAATAAACCTAAGTTGCTGGAACAAATGAAAAAAATGGAAGATGAAAGAACAAAAAGAATGGAGGACCATTATAAAATGTTAGAAGCACAACAAAAAATATTATCTGGATGTTGTAACCATACCAATAACCATAACCATAATCATGTAAATAAAGATATAGAAACTCTTCGTAATGAATACGAAAAGAAGATTTCTGACAAAAATTTATTGATAAATGAGTTGCTTAAAAAGGTTAAAGAAATAACGATTGAATTGAATGAATATAAAACCGGTAAAATCGTCTTGAAATAATAAATATATTTTTTGAAACAATATAAAGGTATAACCCATTATAATGTATACTATAAGAAATGTTTTACGAAGACCACTTTGACCCTACTGTTGATAATGATATTGCATCTGTTGATTTACGAAACCAAAAAAAGCGTTCAACAGAGTCAGCAAGAAATGCCGATAAGAATTATGAAAAATACACTATTACCTTAAATAAGGTATGGAGTGACGGCAGATATTACAAAACGGTTACTGTAGAAGACCATGGTTCTGGGCAAATTGGTTCTAAAATTAGAAATGCCGTTACAGCTCAAAGATATAACCATTTAGTTGGAAGTATAAATGAAGATTTGTTTTTCAAGGTTTCTGAGGCAAGTGGCCTTAATGGAAGAAATGAACCACTTAGACTATATTATGATACTCCAGAACAATACGAGAACCACCATTTTGTAAGTGTAAATCAAACAGTAAAGGAAAACTGGTATGCAAAATCATTGGCTGCCAGAAAGAGGTTAAAGCTATAAATGTAAAAAATTTATAATTAGTAAATGATATTCTTTATTAATTATATTTAAAATTAAAATTAAAATACTTATTCATCAATTTCGTCATCATCAAGTGAAACATCTTCAGTTTCACACGCATTTTCCTTTGTGTATTTTTCTAAATATCTATATATGCGATTAATATCTAATTTAGAAATATCGTAATTTTCAAACAACAAGACAATTTCATTATCAGTATATTTATTTTTTAAATCTAAAAAGAATGCAAACATATCATTCTTATCCATTGATAATTCTTGGCACAAATTTTGAATAAAAATAGAATTATTGTATTCAGTAGAATATTTTGTTAGTACCTTCGTAAATCTAACCTCGGCTGGATTAAATTTTTGTTTCTTTTTTGAAGCGAAAACTTCATGATACAACTTGTTGTTTTTAAATGTTTTTATTAGTGAACTCATTTCGTTAAATTGCCATATTTGCTTTTGAAATGTTATTCTATCTATATAATCTGCGAAACACATATTATCCAAAATCTGTAAATAAAATGGAATTGATTCTTCCTTCTTTATTTTACCCAATACATCAATAATATTTTCGTGCCATAATAGTCCCACAATAGTCCTATCAGTTTCGTTCATAATTGTTAAATGTTCTTCAATAGAATAATTATTGTTAATTAATTTTTTTGTTATTTTTCTAGTATCGTCATTATAAGACTTCATTAAAAATATGTTTTGAATTATGTTGTTGTTTAATACATTTTCTTTATTCTTGTATAATTCATAAATGGTAGACAACTTTCTTAAATCTCCTTGTATATAATTAATTACATTTACTTTTATGGTTTCGTCTAGTAATGTAGGTATTATGTTGTCTATAATTAAAGCCATTTGTGGTTTTGTTGGAGACTTCAATTCTATTACGTGACAGACCTTCATTAGTTCTTTAATTTTTTTATCAATATGATAATTGCCAATACAAATTATAGGATTTAATGTAATTTCCTCTAAACGTTGCTTTTTTGTTTTTTTTGGTCTTATTATTTTTATTAGGGAATTTATGCCACCTTTATCACCATTATTCATTCCATCAATTTCATCCATTATAATAGCTATTCTTTGTATTTTTTTATAAAACATACTCATTACATTTTTATCAGACATATTATGCTTAGTTATGGTATCTATTATTGATTTGTTTCTTATATCTCCTGCATCATACTTAATTATATCATAATTTAGCTCTTTCAGGATTTTTGTCACAAATGTAGTTTTACCGGCTCCAGGGTCACCATATATGTATATTCCTTTTTTTGTCGCTAGATTATGTTTATTAATCTCAAAATCTTTCAATATCTCTTTTATTTTATCAGCTTCTTCATCACGGTTAAGTAATTTATTTATATTTATGTTTTCCATCTTATATATTTAATTACATTCTTTTTATGTTGGTTTTTACTCAAACCTTGTTCTTCAAATAATTCTGTTATTAAATTTCTGCATTTTTTTGATTCATTATCAAGAGCATACATTTCTAAAAATGTTATGTAATTTGAATAAATACATGATTTATAATACCATTTTGTCATTTCGAACCATCTTTTACGGTTTTCAACTAACAATTGTTTAAATACAAAATCATTATCCTGTCTTATCATTGCTCGTATGTAATTCTCTATATTTCCTTTACTTATCCACTTAATTACTAAATGGTGGTCCTTTAAATAACTTTTTTTTGTTAAAAATGTAGTTATAGATTGTGGAACATAGTAATAAATTTCTCTTACAAGTTCTTCAGGTAATCTATCCATATTTTGCCCAAATTTCGCAGGGTCATTAGAAAATCTTCCCATATAAATATATTATAAAGATTTTTTAATATATTTTC